TGAGAACAGTGCTTTGATGCATGGCTATGCGTACTGATGCTACTGCCTTCGCCGCTTCGAGGCCTCATTCTGTACCTTTCCGTGCCATTGGTTTCGACATATTTTCGACAGGTTGAGGAGTGAACTCATCATTTCAGGAGTCTCCATTCAGATGGTTAGCGGAATGTATTTATTCTAATTGAGTCGCCCTCTATTTTCCACGATGAGATTAGTCCTCTCCTTTCTAGTGCTTGTACAAAGTTTGTGTTCTTCAAGTTGTTAGTGATCTTGGGTCTTTTTCTTTTCTCAGATATGGAGTGATATGGCTCGGGCAGCCCGCTTAGAATGGAATTGATATCTGTGACTGGAAGGAGGTCTATATATTTTTTCAGTATCTCGATTTTTTCATTATTACTGGCTGGGGTGGTGCAGTAATATATTGTCTGTATGTCAATATTTTTTGGAAGCTCTTCATTTGCAATCGCAGTGGCAACGCTTCGGGCTAGAATATTGCTTTGCTGCAAATCAATTATGCTTAATCCTTCAATTAATTTGGATTTATACGATATTTCCATCTGCGCAGATATAAGAGCAGCTTTGATTTCCGGGGTTATTTTAAATTTTTCTGGTGATAGTAAGTATGTCGCGACTTCTCGAATTAGCAGTTTCTGAGTGAGCAAGGTGGATTTTGAAACTTGTGAAAATGTTTTTTCATTCAGTTCAATGATCCCGAGATCAATTAGAATTGATACCCTATCTTCAGGTAGGTTTTCAGGTATATCTAAATATCTGGACGGTATGCTTCTACATATTTTTTTGTAGTTTTCGATATCTATTTCTTTGTTCTCTATTATAAGTCGTGAAAGTAATTTGCTCTGTTCATTATCTGTGCTAGGAGTGGATATTTTATTGATGGATAATTCGCTGGATGAATCTTTGTTGTTTAATATTTCATTGAGCTTTTCTAATTTAAAGTTTTTATTTCCATGGTAGTCAAGGATGTTTTTCCAGTTAATTTTTACTTTTCTATTGATGAGGATGTCACTCCAATAGACGTCCGGAATTTTATCAAAGTCTTCAGTAACGTAGTCTTGCTTTATTACGTATTCCAGTGCTAGGTTCATATCGACATTTTTGTTGCTTAATACTTCTAATATGGCGAGCTTCGACTCCTTTGTGTTTGAGATCAAGGTTAGAGCTATGTTTTCTAAGTAGTTATTTATGTTTTTGTATATGTAGTTCTTGAGGTGCTGGCTACCAAAGTTGAGGATATAAGAGTAATTTGAAGTTTCCAGGTTTAATGCATCATGCTGATGTTGGTTAGTGGTTTCCTCATTGAATCTAGAGAGTAAGAAATTTATATTTTCAATAGATATTTTGTATAGACTTTTTTGGTGTGAAAACTCTATTAATTTGTCTAGGGTTGATATCTCATTGAGTGAATTTATCTTTGCATCAAGAAGCTCTAGGGCTGAGTAACCCATTTTGAATTTTATGTTTTCGTTGAATATTAGTGCTGCCTTTTCCGATATAAATTTGGTGAGTTTCGACTTTTCATTCATCGCGGTGCTTATGTGTTTTGGGTCAACGTAAGATATTACGTGTGCTACGTGTTTTATTGCGAGTTCGCTTTCGATGGCCGAGATCGCATATTGCGGCCATTCATAAGATATAGCTATTGTTAAATTTTCAACCTCAGTTCCCGCTATCCAATATGTTTGAAAGAACTCATCTGCTATTGAGATGTCTTTTGCTATGAATCTTATAAGTGAGATTAATTTTTCCTGATTGTTTTCTTTTTTAGTTATGAGGTAGTCGACGAGATTTATATTGAGAGCGTAAGGTGTACCAAAGTCCTCATGGCGCATCCCTGCCACAACCTCTTCAGGGGAGGTTAACTGTGTCTCTGGTGCAAGCGGTTTAAAATCACGAATCGAAAGAATAAACTCCCAGTCATTTCTTGATAGTCTGCCTTCGTGAAAAATTGATATGTAGGAGTTATAGGTTTCATCAAGGTAGCCGTTTCGTATTAGATAGCGTAGTAATCGCGGGTCATTAATGTGGTATTTTTCCTCTAGAGCGTCTGTTGTAAAATTTGTATCTCTAATAAGCTCGTGCAGTGGTCGTCTGGATATTTCTAGTTTTTCCTCTTTTAGCTTTTCTATTGCTGCGCTTAACTTTAAGCGAGTGTTGATGTTTTTTTCTTGGATTATTTTATAACGCTCCTCGAAGCTTGCACTAGGTGAGCAAGCTTCTTCAACTTCTCTGAATGATTTTGAAAGCGGAAGTCTCCTATCTGAACCGTGCGGTTGTCTGGCAGATACTGAAATATTGGTTTCTTTGAAAAGACGTTTGAAGTTATTCCAGTCTAGAAGGTCTCCTAGTGAGATTAAGTTCCCTTCACAATATATCCCCGCTATTGATAGTGATGGGTTGGTGCTGGCGAGATGTCCCAGGAATAGCTTTACTAAGTCGCTACTTTCGTTTAAGGGCTCCTCCTCTGTATTGATTAAGTCAACTTTAATTTCTTCAATTTCTTTATCTATATTTACTGAAATATCAAGGACTAGGCTTGGTCTTTTGTTTGTGACCTCATATAGAAGGCCGGCTTCGTGGTGGAGCGCTTCAAAGTCTTTTGGGTAAGTATTTTTGTAGAGTATGATAGCTAGGAGTTTGTTTCTATTTAATTTTGTTGCGTTTATCTTTTTTTTGTATATTAAAAATTCATTGCTAATGTTTTTTATGAGGCGCATGTCGTCTAGGTAGAGAGAAGCTTCGCCTATAAATTTTTCATCGATGGCTATAGCTTCAGTGTGCTGGAGGCACTGCTTTAGAACCTCTCGTGAGTTTGAGCTGTTTATAATTGGGATGACAGGGATAATAAAGTCAAAGAATTTTGCACGGTCCTTGTTAAAGAACATGTCGTCTTTAATTGCATAAATAAATTTTAATGGTTGTTTTTTTGCTAACTCTTTGTCGTTTCCTCTTTTGTCATTAATTATTTTGTTTATTTCTCGTAGCTTAATAAATATCTCTGGCTCTCCGAATCTATCAAGGTCCTCGAAGACTACTAGATCATAGTTGTTTTCTTCGAAGAAGTAGATGATTTCGTCGAGATATTTGTTAAGTATAGAGCTTTCTGGAATCCCATCTAGTTCAACTTCTCCATTTTGCAGGGAGAGTTTCTTTACAGAAAGGTTGTGAAATGTTTGAAGTGCTCTAGTTGTAATCCATGCAAGGTATAGAAAGCAAAATACGACTATTGAAGTCCATAGCCAGTCTATCTCTTTTAGAGAGTCGCTGAATGAAAGATCGTCTTGCTTTTTATATAGAGCTGTGCTTAATGCTAGCCATCCAGAAAGTATGATGGCACTGAATTTTAGCCGGCGAGGTTTTGTAATTCTTTTGAATCGGGAGTAAGGGAGTTTTCTTGAGTCGGCCCCGTATAGCATTTGTTGCAGGATACTTCTTTCGATTTTTGCGGTTGCTTCTGAACTGTCGTCGGATGTTTCGCTTGAATTTGGATCGTTGAATGTTGCTAATGATATGTTTAGGAATTTATATTCTGAATTGTTTTCGTACGTATTTATTATGCTTGTTTTTCCTGATCCATATGGACCGGTTATGGCCAGATTTCGGACAGATCGGTTTTGCATGGCAAAGTTTAGTGCTTTGGTATAAATCCCATCCGGGTCGGCGGCATTAACTGGTGCTAAGTCATGAAAGTTCTCTAATGTCGATGGAGTTTCTTTGTTTTTTGAATTTCGAAATAAGAATTTTTTTAATAAATCCATCGCTATTCTTTTCAACTTGTGTGTCCTTGACGTCTTATTTTGTTCGGTCGTATCTGTTTGCAATGTCAGCGACTTTTTCATATGTCGCAGATGCTTTAGCAAGCCCTGGGGCGCCAAGATGACGCACAAGATCCTAAGTCGGTCTTCGATAACTCCCTAAAGCTCTGTAAGTTCTTGACGAAATATTCCTCATAAATCGCCTTGGTTTTAATTAAATTATCCCATTGGGTTGAAGCTGCTCGCTGCAGTACAGTAGCGTGTCTTCATTCGATCACTGCTTACTTTGCGGTCATTGTTATAACGCGCACGCCAGATTCTGCACTGCTCGTGGAAATGCTGTTTGGCAGCCTTACGACATTCGCGGTAGTCGATTGATCCGCGTCGGTGATTTGCGCAGACACTGGAGCCATCTATGTGATTGTTTACGGATAGCCATTCTGCTAGGTAGTTTGTACCGCCATTCCAGCTTTTGATCCACTTAGAGGTTCGTTCGCGGTTTGCTCGATTGGTTTGGCGTTGCTGTGTTTGCTGGGGCGCAGATACTACTCGATGGGGGGCTGGCGGTGTGTAGGTGTTGGCTGGTTTCTGCGGCCTATAATTACTATCGTTATAAACAGTTTGCTTAGGCTGGCTCTGTTGATGACTGCGTGCATTAACACTTTCCCAAAAAAGCTCTTCTGATGTCTTTTGAGGCTGGTTTTGGGGTGTGTTATCGTCAGGGGTGAGGGCAGGTTTCTCAAGGTTAGAGGGTTGGCTGGGTTGTGGTTTTGGAAGGAAAGAGAGTTTGTTTCCTGCCATGTGCAAAGCCAGTCCTGAAAGCCCTAGCCCTAGAGCAATTGCAAGCGTCCATTTACCAAAGCTCTGGCCCCGCTTTCTCCTCACGTATTCCGGCGCGTCGTCCCTGTCTGCTTTCATTTCTTGCCTTCTGTCCGTAGGGCGTACCATCGTAGTGCTACTTTTCTAGTGATCGCTATCCCGCGTTTTGATTGGGCAAGTTTCGATTGGCTTCGTCATAGTCGGGGCTTGTTTGTCCTGCTTCCGGAGCGACTTGTCCGCTGGCGATCCATAGCGCATAGCTAGGGAACAGCTTTACCAGTACCTCAACCTCCTCGGTACTGATGCGAGCTTTCCGGTGGCGCAGATTCTTCCACCTGCTCCAAGAGATATCAGATTGCCTTACCAGTTCGTCAAGCCCAGCCTTATAAATCAAAGCTATAGCTCTATCCTGAATTGATTCCATATTGATCTATAAAATTATCAGTTCAATATTTGAACTCTAAATCTGAACTGATAGACTCCGTCTGAGTTCAATAATTACACCGTGGATTTGCCCCTGCGGTGCTGTTGCAACGAATAGTGACGGAACGAGCATGGAACTGGAAGAGCTTAACCCCAGCGCCCTGATAGGGCCGCAACAGGATGTGGAGTCCATCGAACGGTGGGCGGAGCGTAACGGCATTAGTTACGGCACTGCCCGTGCCTGGGTTTACCGGGGCGTGCTGCCGTCCGTGAAGCTCGGAAAGCTGCGCATGGTGAATAGCGCACTGCTGCGCAACTGGCTGTTGGAACAGGAATGGACGGCATGAGCCGCACTGATCCGCAATTCAAGCTCCGTATGCCTCTAGCCCTTCGCGCTCGGGTTGAACAGGCTGCGAAAGCCTCGTTGCGCTCCCTGAACGCTGAACTGGTTCTCCGTATTCAGCAGAGCTTCGAAGGGGAGGGAGCTACTGATGCATCAGGGCAACTACCTACACCAAACCCACGCCCCGGACTGCGCCTGCTCTGTGTGCTGGTCCGCAAGGCAGGCCATCCCATTGCACAGCCCGTCGCCGTGTCCGGACTGCCGGCCCCCTGGGCTGCCCTATCTGGAAGGTGGCCGCTGGCTCTGCCGTCCCCGTTCCTTCTGCGCGAAACACGACCCGTCCCGGCGTCCGCCGAAGTACTGGCACGTTGTGTACGACAGCGGGAAACCCACGCGCTTCGTGCCTGTGCGCGAAGCATTCCAACTGGAGGGCTGACCCATGCTCGCTAAGACCCTGAAAGCGCTGCTCCTGCTCTGCCTGATCCAAGCCGCCCGCACTGTGGCCGATCCGGTCAAGGGCCGCGCTCCCGGCTCGTCGGAACAGCCTCACCGTTCCGGCGAACGGAAGCACGGGCGGAGCGCACCCTTGAACGCCTCCCCCCTGAAACAGCCTCCGCTGGGGAGTGTGGGGCAGCTCCTCCGCCCCGCGCTCCCGAGCCCTCGGCGGCAAGAGCGGGATGACAAGGGCAGAGCCCTTGGTGTTGCTCTGCGGGTTCCAAGGAGAAGCGTTCCCTTGGCCGTCGGAGACGACGTTGCGATAGGGACCGTTACTCGAATGGGCCGAGACGAACACCCGTGGTTGGCTTGGTTCGCTAGCGAATAGAGCCCGGTCCGAAGGGATCGCCCGACACATCACTTTTCACCCAACACCGCTGAATGAAGGCGAAACAGCCGAATTTGCAGCAGCGGGACAACTCACGCCGAAAAAGGCGAATTGAAGGAGAAACACCGATGAACATGTTTGCAACCCAAGGCGGCGTCGTCGAACTGTGGGTCACCAAGACCGACACTTACACCTCGACCAAGACCGGGGAAATCTACGCCTCGGTCCAGTCCATCGCCCCGATCCCGGAAGGCGCCCGTGGCAACGCCAAGGGCTTCGAGATCAGCGAATACAACATCGAGCCGACCCTGCTGGACGCCATCGTCTTCGAAGGCCAGCCGGTGCTCTGCAAGTTCGCCAGCGTGGTCCGCCCGACCCAAGACCGTTTCGGCCGGATCACCAATACCCAGGTCCTCGTGGATCTGTTGACTGTGGGCGGCAAGCCGATGGCGCCGACCGCCCAAGCCCCGGCCCGCCCGCAAGCACAGGCCCAAGCCCCGCGCCCGGCCCAGCAGCCGCAGGGCCAGGACAAACAAGACAAGTCTCCGGACGCCAAGGCGTAAGCCGTAGGAGGCCGCGATGCTCCGCTATCTCTCGCTGTTCGCGGTAGGTCTGGCCACCGGCTACGCCTGGGGCTGGATCGACGGCCTAGCGGCCTCCCTGGCTGTTTGAGGACTGCACGAATGGAAGGCTCTGTATCGGTTCAAGTGTGCAAGACCTGGGTCCAGAACGCGGACGGCACGGTCGGCTGTACGCACCTTGAGTGGATACAGACCTACCTGCTGCCGCCTGAGGCAGAGGGCTATTTGACTCTGCTGATGGGTGGTTTCGACCCGTCGGCCTTCCGCCTCGGCTTCGCCGGGACCATCGGGCTGTTCGCCGTTGGTTTGGGGGCTGGCTTGATCATTTCTGCCATGCGCAAAGCGCGCAATTAATGAGGTTCCAATCATGGAAAAAATGAAAACCCTGTTCCGCAACGCTTCCATCGCCACCGTCGGCCTGGCCGTGGCCAACGTCTCCTTCGCTGACTCGCTGATCGACGAAACCACCAAGGAAGTGCTGACCCAAGCCGGCACCGACGGCTCGTCCGTGGCCAAGCTTGTCATCGCCGCCGTGGCGGTGCTGGTCGGCCTCGCCCTGGTTATCGGCGCGATGCGCAAGGCCTGACGTGATCTGGTCTCTCATGCTGGGTGCGTTCATGGCCTATTCCCTGATTTCAGGGCTCAAGGTCGGGCAATACCAGTAGTGGCGACCGAAACGGAAGCCCCCTCCGGAGTTTCCGGCAGGGGGCTTTTTTGTGTGGGGTCTTACGATGAAGTTTGCGAGCCTGATTCTGATGCTTCTCTTTGCCACGGTGGCGAGGGCTGAGGATTACTACTGGAAAATTCAGTCACTGCCTGAACGCTTTTCTTCGCCCTCGGCAGCTTGCGCGGCGTGGGCCAAAGACACGGGACGCCCTGGGGAGTTCACCTTCACCGGGTCTATGAAAGCCCGTGACCAGACCTCGTTTTGGTGCGAGTTCACGAACAACGAAACCGGCAAGACTGCTGCCGCGTATGGTCCTGCCGGACGCTATGGTGATAGCTGTCCAGCCGACACCGAATACAACAAAGAGACCGGCGAGTGTAAGGAAAACAAGTGCAAGATTCTGGCCGGCTCGCTCTACGAAAAATCCCATCAAGCGCCGATTTCCCGCTTCATCAACTACCTCGGCTGTGAGATTGCGGTCAGTGCGATTGACGGTTGTATCGGTCCCGCTGAAGGTCAGGCCGGCGCGACCTACTGCAAGGTCATCGGCTCGTTCACCGGCAACTGGTTCACCTCCAATGGCTCCTGTGCCTTCGGCTGCGACGTGGGTCCGGGCGACGGTCCGCCTCCGGGTGGTGACGGCGGCACTGGGGGCGATGGTGGCAGCAACCCGCCCGGCGGCGACGGTGGAAGCGACGGCGGCACCAAGCCCGGTGGCGGCGACAACGGCTCCAGTGGCGGCGGTGGAGGAGGTGGTGGCGGCGGTGGCAACCCTCCCGACGGCAATGGCGATGGGGATGGCAATAGCGGCGGCGATGGTGACGGTTCTGGTTCCGACGGCGGCGCTGGTAGCGATGGCGGCGACGGCTCCGGCGGGGGCGGCCTGAAAGAGCCGAAGCAAGGTTCCTTCGACAAGACCATCAAGGAATACGACGACGCCATTGCCAAGGCGCAAAAGGACTTCCAGGAACTGCAAGGCAAGTTCGAAAGCGTCCTCGCTTCCAAGTTCGATATTCACCTGGGCACTGGCGGCGGCTCCCTGCCGTGTTGGGACTTTACCGCCCTCGGCCAACGCTTCGACGTCTGTCTGACCGAATACGCCAAAGAACTCTCCGTCATCCGCTACGTGGTGCTGTTCATCGCCGCGATGCTGGCCGGATGGATCGTTTTCTATCGCACCTGAGGAAACGCCATGGATATTCCCTTTCTCTCCGACATTCTCGCCTGGATGCAATCCCTCTGGGACTTCCTCTACAGCGGTGTCTATGACTTCGTCACCGACGCCTTTGTCCTGCTGACCAAGATGGCCATCAAGGGCTGGTTCGAGATGCAATTGTTCGTCGCGGAAATCGGCTACAAGGCCTTCAAGGAGGTCGTCGGCGGCATCGGTATCGGCTCGACCATCACGTCCTATTACTCGTCCCTGGACGGCGACCTGCGCTCGCTGCTGGCGTTCTTCGGCCTGCCGGACGCGGTGAACATGATCTTCGCCGCCATCGGCACGCGCTTCTCCATGTCCTTCATCCCCTTCATAGGTAAGTGACATGGCGATCAAGATTCATCACGGCCCGAACGGCTCCTACAAGACCTCCGGCGCGATCCAAGATGACCTGATCCCCGCGATCAAGAAGGGCCGCGTCATCATCACCAACGTGCGCGGCCTGACCCGCGAACGGATCTTCCAGGTGATGCCGGAGACGCCCTCCAGCTGCGACGTCATCAACCTCGACCTCGAGGACCTGGATGACATGGAAAAGATGCGCACTTGGTTCATGTGGGCGCCGCGTGGCGCGTTCATCATTTTCGACGAAACCCAACTGATTTTTCTGAAGTCCTGGCGCGAAGCCGACCTCAAGCGCTTCGACTTCCCGGACGGCCCGGAAGCAGCCAAGGCAGCCGGGCGGCCCATGGGCTGGCTGGATGCCTGGACCCGGCACCGGCATTTCAACTGGGACATCATCCTCACCACGCCGAACATCGCCTATATCCGCGACGACATCCGCATGACGGCGGAAAAGGCCTATCTGCACTCCAACCTCGCCGTCATCGGCATTCGGGGCCGCTACAAGGAAAGCCAGCACTCGGCGCAGGACAACAAACCACCGGCCCGCGACGTGATCGTCGAGATCAAGAAAATCCGCCAGGAGACCTTCGCCCTCTATGAATCGACAGCCACCGGCTCCGTCACCGACACCATCGCCGGCAAGAGCCTTTTTAGACAACCTAAGATTCTTCTATTCATGGCAATTCCGGCCCTTGCTATTGGGTCTGTGGTTTATGACGGCGGACCTCGTTTGCTCATGGGCGACCCTGTATCGCCGCCTGCTGCTGGAACTGCTGCGCCTGCTCAAGCCGGTCCTGCTGTGGGTACTGCGCGTGCTACTGGTGCGGCTGGTCCTGATGCTGCTGATGATGTACCTGGGCACGCAGGCGTTCCGGGCGCTGCTCCTGTAGGTCATCCCTTCGCCGGCCGCGACTTCATCGTCAAGGCAACCCTGCTGTCCGCCTCCGGGCGCCGCACCTATCTGTTCGCCGTCCGGGGCCAGGACGGCAGCGAATTCACTCTCACCGATCGCGACCTGACCGACACCGGCTATGCCGTGGTGCCGCGGGGCAACTGCGCCGCGGAACTGAGCTTCAAGGGCGGTTGGTCCGGCTATGCCGCCTGCGCCGGGCGTAGCGCCTTGGGCAATGCGCCGCCGGCTCAGACCGCCGCGCCGAACGTGCCGCCCGCCGCCGCGAACGGCGCCGCCGTGCGGGTGACGGTGGTTCCTGACACCAGCCGCTTGCCGCGCTCGATCAACTGAGGGGGAGCCGATGAACTGGACAAGCTATTTCGCCGCCCTGGGGCTGGCGTTCCTGGCCTATCTGGCGGGCTTTTTCTTCGCGGTGGCGGTGACGCCGACGGGGCCGGTATGGCCGCTGTAGCCGGCCTGGCCGGGGCGCGCGCGAACGGCTCGTCTCGGAGTGAGCAAGCGCCACGGCGGGGCCGGCTGACGCCCCTGTAACACGTCAGATAAGCCACCTATTGCGGTTTCAATTCGTACCAATTTGGATCGTTAAAGATGAAGAAAATCAGCCATCAAATTCGCGTCAGTATCGAGTCGGACGGTCAGGTCTTGGAAAGCCCGAAAGGGCGGTTGTTCTTCGACGACACCACGGCTCAATTCACCGACCTGTCAGGCGTGCGCATTCTGCGTTGCGGCGTGGATACGGTGCGGCAGTTGTACAACGGCAAACTCCGGCCGGAAGTCATGGCGCTGTTTGACCTCTCGGTGGATGTGGTCGAATTCGCCGGCTACGAGTGGTCCAAGGGCCGCATCGGTCGCGACTCCGGCTATCAGTACCGCCTGCAGAACGCTGAAATGGGTCTGATCCTGCTAATCAAGAATCACAACATCAAGGTCGACACCATTGGCTCGCACCTCAAGATCGAGGTATCGCCTCACGCCCTCGATGGCGCCGATCCGCGCATCCTCCAGGGCGTGCTGGATGATTTGGCCGCTGCCGTGCTGAGTCACTGCGAAACCAACCAAGCCGCTGTGCATATCGCCTTGGATGTGCAGGGCTGGAAACCGCCTCGCGATCTGGTGGACCGCATGCATTGTCGCTCGCGTCGGGTGCGACAAATCAGTGGGATCGAGCGGATCGAATTCGACGGCAACGCCTCGGTCTACGGGCGTGGCGAGACGTACATGTTCGGCTCGGCCAACGGCCTGCAACTGTCAATCTATAACAAGACCCTCCAGGCTCGGGCCACCGACAAGCTCGACTATTGGGAAAGCGTGTGGGCAACCCTGAACGGGGATCCGTTCGGCGATGGCGACCCGGCCTATAACCCCCTGGAAACGGTCTGGCGGCTCGAATTCCGCTTCCATCACTCCATCGTCCAGCAGTTCTCCGAAGGCTCGCGTATGGCCTCGGGAGAGGTCATCGGCTGCCGCACCTATGAGGGGCTTTGCCCGCACCTGCAAGGACTGTGGAACTACGCCTGCGAAAGCTTCAAGCTGCTGAGCCGGACGGCGGTCTACGATCCGTTCTGGAGCCTGATCAGCCAGGACGCCCGCGTCCAGGTCGAGTGCGATCCGCTGATCGAGCGCACCGAGTATCGGCGCTATTACAAGACCGCCAAGGGCTTTAGCGGGCGTAACTGCGAGATGTTTCTCGGCCAGTTCGTGAGCCTGATCGCGCGGGAGCGTGTCCCGGCAAAAAAGGCTATTGAGTCCGCCCGTAAACTGGAGTTCTGGCACGTTATCGAAGACCACTATCTCGCCAAGGGTTGGACTCGTCGCGATCTGGAAAGGCATATCCACAAGCTGATGTGTGATCGGTATCTGCGGCGGGGGTATGCCGTCTAATGTCGATCACCAAGCTCCCCGATGGCCGTTGGTTCGTCGATGTAGAACCGATCAAGGGCAAGCGCTTTCGCAAGCGGTTCAAGACTAAAATGGAGGCGCAGCAATTCGAGGCCACCGCGCGTCAGAAGTGTGCGGAAAACCCCTGCTGGACGCTCAAGCCGAAGGACCGTCGGCGTCTCTCGGAGTTGGTCGAACTCTGGTATGAACTGCACGGCCAGACCCTGAGCAACGGGCATCGTTGCGTGGCGATTCTGCGGTTGGTGGCAAAGGACCTGGGCGACCCGGTCGCTGTCTCCCTGGAGCCTGCGAAAGTGGCTCGGTTGCGTAGCCGACAGATAGCCAATGGCATGTCGGGCAAGACCGCGAACAACCGTCTTGGCTACCTCAAGTCCATGTACAACGAATTGCGCCAACTCGGCGTCATTTACTATGAGAATCCGGTAGGGCGCATGCGACCGCTCAAGCTTCAGGAAAGACCGCTGTCGTACCTGACCAAGCATCAGGTGTCCGAACTGCTTACGGCCCTGGATGCGCGCACCACGTCGCCACATCCGAAGATGGTCGCTCGTATCTGCCTAGCGACAGGGGCTCGATGGGGTGAGGCTCAGGCGCTGACGCCGGAACGTCTGAAAGGTAATACGGTGATCTTCGCCAACACCAAGTCCAAGCGTGTGCGCTCGGTGCCGATCTCGGAACAACTGGCCGCCGACATTCGCCGGCATTGGCAGACCCACGGGCCGTTCACGAACTGCCTTGGCGTGTTCCGCCTAGTGCTGCTGTCTACCTCGATCAAGCTGCCGAAGGGGCAGGCCAGCCACGTACTGCGCCACACGTTCGCTAGTCACTTCATCATGAACGGCGGGCACATCGTGACCCTACAGCACATCCTGGGGCACGCCTCGTTGTCGATGACGATGCGATATGCGCACCTCTCCCAAGACCACCTATCTGAGGCTGTTCGATTCAACCCGCTCATAGGTTGAAGGCTGCGGGGGTCGACAGAGGGAAAGAAAAATAGACTTGAGGTGGTTCAAATTCGGTCTGAATTCGGATTATGATGTTGGAGCCGACGGTAGACAGACTGCCGACGCGCGAATCCCACTCGTCGCCTGGATATGGAGCGTGGTGGAGTTCGAACACCGTAGAACCTGAGTTCCAGGCCTTAAGTGTTCCCACAGCAATGGAGGTACCGGCTCATGCGAGTCGAGACAATTAGTTATTTGAAACGTCATGCGGCTGACCTGGATTTATCCGAGCCAATGGTCGTCACGCAGAACGGTGTTCCTGCCTATGTGGTTGAGTCATATGCTGAGCGGAAGCAGCGCGATGAAGCAATTGCGCTGGTGAAGTTGCTTGCGATTGGCTCCCGCCAGTACGCAGAAGGCAAGCATCGCTCTGTTGATGATTTGAAAGCTCGCCTTTCCAGGAGGTTCGCTCAGCCAGAATAAGGAGGTTTAATGTCCCCGGTCGTCATTCGTTTTACTGATACCGCAGAGCAAAGCATCGAAGACCAAGTCCACCACTTGGCTCCATTCCAAGGTGAACAGGCTGCACTCCAGTCAGTACTGAGCCTTTTGGATGAGATTGAAGAGAAGATTTCACTTGCACCTAAAGGTTACCCAGTCAGCCAGCAGGCGAGTCTTCTGGGGGTGCTGAGCTATCGCGAGCTTAATACCGGCCCCTATCGTGTTTTTTACGAATTCCACGAAGAGCAAGGCGAGGTGGCAGTGATCTTGGTTTTGCGACAGAAGCAGAGCGTTGAGCAGCAATTGATCCGCTACTGCTTGGTGGGGCCAATCGAGTGATGGCTTTCTACTCCTGAGCATGTAGCGCTGAATGCGCTTCGACACTTCTTCGACACCTTTCCTTCCCCCAAAAAGCAAAGCCCCCGAAACGCTAGGCATTTCAGGGGCTTGGCAGGGTGATTTGGAGCGGGCGAAGGGAATCGAACCCT